GAATGCCTGCGGGTGCTGAAGCCTGGCGGGCACCTGCTGGCGTTCGCTGGCACTAGGACACAGCACCGGATGGCGGTACGGATCGAGGATGCGGGCTTTGAGATCCGGGACATGATCGCCTGGGTCTACGGGTCGGGGTTTCCGAAGTCGCTGGACGTGAGCAAGGCGATTTACAAGGCGGCGGGGGCTGAGCGGGAGGTTGTGGGGAGCCGGAAGCTCACGGGTACCGCTCGGATCAAGGGCCAAGGCGCCTTTGGTGCCACCAGCGGGCGCAGTGAGGAGGCTTACCGGGACGGCAGTGAGATCAGAGACACCTTGCAGATCACCGCACCAGCGACCCCCGATGCCCAGCAGTGGTCCGGCTGGGGCACAGCTTTAAAGCCCGCCCTGGAGCCGATCACCGTTGCCCGCAAACCACTGGCCGGCACCGTGGCCGCAAACGTGCTGGAGCACGGCACCGGGGCGCTGAATGTGGATGGGTGCAGGATCGCAGCGGGCGATGGCTATACAGAAAACGCTGTCACGCAAGGAGTAAACACGGCTCAAACGTCCTACGCTCCCGCCTCGGTTCGTAGGACGTTTGAGCCGTCTCAGAGTGGTCGCTGGCCCGCCAACCTGATCCACGACGGCAGCGACGAGGTGGTGGGGTTGTTTCCGTCAGGCGGTGCCCATGGCGGCAAAGGTGGGGCAGGCGCAATCTGGGGCAGTGGGGCTGCTGGCGGCAACGACCACGCCGATGGCAGCACCGGCAGCGCCGCTCGATTCTTTTACTGTCCCAAAGCAAGTAAACGCGAAAGGGGAGAGGGTAACATCCACCCCACAGTGAAACCGGTAGATCTGATGCGCTACCTGTGCCGCCTTGTCACCCCACCCAGCGGCATCGTACTTGATCCGTTCATGGGATCAGGCTCTACGGGTATGGCGTGTGAGCTAGAGGGTTTTGACTTCATCGGAATTGAACGAGAGCCTGAGTACCTGGAAATTGCAACACAACGGATCCGCAGGGCACAGTCTCAGTGAAACAGTTATTAGGGGGCCAGGGTAAAACCCTAGTGACCAAGGTACGAGTAGAGCAATGCCACAATTCACACCAGAAAAATTCCTAGACTTCGTTCACAACCGCAGAAGCGACAACCCCAATCAAGAAGCTGCTTTCCTTGATTTCGCCAAGCAAGTTTTTGCGAAGCAACCCGAGCTACTCACAGACGAAGCAACGTGGGTGCGAAAATACCGCACACCTTACACTCCGCCTACTCAACCTGTGGCCCCCCCACCTAAGCAGTATGTTTCCAAGGAAACTCTAGCATACGTGTGGCAATGCTCCCCTACCCTAATTACTGACTCCGAAGTTTCCGAGCTGAACAAGTGCCTCGGGGAGTTCGGTATAACAACACCGTCCCGACTGCGCCATTTTCTCAGTCAGACTGCGCATGAGTCCGGCGGTGGCCGCTGGAAGAAAGAGCTTGCTTCGGGGTGGGACTATGAAGGTAGGAGAGACCTGGGAAATACACAACCGGGCGATGGCCCCCGTTTCAAGGGTGCGGGCTACATCCAGCTCACGGGGAGAGCAAACTATCAGGATTTTGCTAATTTTATTAAAGACCCTCAAGTAATGCAAGGTGTAAACTACGTTGCAGACAACTACCCGTTCTCTTCGGCAGGATTCTGGTGGTTTAACAACGGAATGAATGCCCTTTGTGATAAGAACCCCTCTGTGGAGCAGGTTACAAGGAGAGTTAACGGCGGTTACAATGGACTAGAGGACCGCAAAATGTACTACAATCGCACACTCCAGGTTGTTTGATTGTGCTTGCGGTAGAAGAACTAGGCTCTTTGCGCTCCCACTCCTTATTTGTGTACGAATTCTGGCAAATGACGGGCTATTTGTGACTGTTCGGAGCCCAAAACCGAGGGTCGCACCCTTGGAAATTTGCTGCTTCACAAAGCGGATTCCCACTCTGAGTACGTAGTTAACACGGCAATGGAAAACTTTGACGAGACAAAAAGAACATACAACACGAAAGTCAGGGAACCGTGGAACCCTGTTATCAAAACATGCCTAGATGCAATAGACCGACACATGTCCTTGTACCTTGTCTCAGGATGTATTCGGCACTTGCAACAAGCCAAGCTGCTAAGGGAGTACGTTGCGGGGTTGAAGGAGTGGGTGCGGTCCGAGGAGATTGAGGGTGGTTGCTGGGGGACTCAAAGTGAGGAGGTAAACCGCCCCTAAACCTTCGGTTTACCCCCTTTACGCCTGCGAAGCAAGCAGGGTAAAATAAGGCATACACGGTAAATCGTATGCAAGGCTCCTTCACCCCTGACTCCGCCGAAAAGTTTCTCGCTCTGATGCGTGAAGCAGGCTACGAAACGTCAGACCTTGCGGACACAGGGAAGTTTCAAAACTTTTCCGAGGGAGTTAGGAGTCGCGGAGAGCAGCAATTTGTTGCAAAATCCGGTGAGGCTCGCGGAGAATACATCGAGAACTATGACTACACTCGCTGCGTAAAACCGGACGGGGGTGTGTATGGAACGGCAGGGCAGTGCCGCAAGGGGGTTCAGGAAGACAAGGAAGAGAACGATGCAATGGGCCAACTTGCGAGGATGCTTCCGAAAGGGTCAAAGATTGTAGGGAGTTCTGGACGAACTCAAACAGTGGGTGCAAAAGGCAAAGTCAAAGCGGGGTTAACCGACGAGCACTGGGTTGTAATCAACGAGAAATGGAAAGAAGTGGGAGAGAAACTAAGTCGCCAGAAGGGACTGCTGAGACGCATGTCAGACTCACCGAAGTTCGACAACTTGAGGAAAACTACTCAGGAAAAGATTGAGAAACTAGACAAAGCTCTCACAAAGCTTTATAACACGAAGATGAAGATTCGGGATTCTCTTGAAAAAGATAGAACTGAAACAGGAAGGATGAGACCACTTGTAGCCTCAAATCTGACCCCGAAAGGTGTTGAGAAATTCCCCCGTAAGTCTCGAGTTCCTCAGTCTGCGGAACCCACTCCAAGCGAGGGAAGAGCGTCGGAAAAGAAGAAGAAGAGGGGGGCGAAGCCGGGTGGAATGCGGGTTACGGAGAAGATTAAGGCCCTGGGTGCTGAGGACCTTAGGAAGGTTCTGAATGACCCGAGGTTGAACGACAGGCAAAGGGGGCAGCTGAATAAACTGCTGTCGGAGAAATCCCAAGGGGCTTCGAGTCGGAAATCTCCGTCGGAGCCCGTAAGTGCCACGGCAAGGAAAGCCGCTGAAGCCGCGCCGAAGAGAGAACTGAGAGGGCAGGAACTGGGTAACGCAATGGTTCTTAACGCGAACATTACCGAGCGTGTAAGGGCGAATTACGGAGGCACCCTGGCGACGAAAAAAGCCAGAGCTGAGCTGCAAGCGGCACTCGACAAAGAAGGAGCGCTCAACCGTGATGAAATTTCAAGGATGTTAGAGGCAGATAGGGCGGAGAGACGCTGAGCAATAACGTCCCTAAAAAAAGGGGCACGACTTCGTTTGCTGCACAAGCCGTTGAATAAGAACCGGTGAAAGGCGGTTAACCGCCCCCAAACCACCGGTTTAGACCCTTGTTTCTGCTCGTCAGAAACGGTATAATTAGTTCATGAAAGCCAAGTTCGAGGGAACCCACTCATGAAAACCACTCTCTCCCTGTCTCCCCAGCAGCAAGCCGCCAAAGGGTGGGTCCGAACCGGGTCTGGTAACCTCCTCGTAAAGTCCGTGGCAGGGTCTGGAAAGACCACTTTGCTGGTGGAAATGCTTCCCGAGACGGAAGGAGAAGTGGCATTCTGCGCATACAACAAGGCAATTTCCGTGGAGATCGCTCATCGAGTTGAACCCCTCGGACTGCAGAGCCGAGTGCGAACCGGGACGTGCCACTCGTTCGGCTTCGCTGCGCTGCGAGCCGCGTACAAAAATATCAAGGTTGATGGAAGGAAGTTGCAGAATATTGCGGAGGATACGATAGAAAACTGGGGGATTCGCCGATTTTGCATCGCCGCAGCGGCAATGGCCAAGCAACTCGGCTACCTAGTTGATCCGAACTTCAGCTGGGATGCGATGGTTAGCCACTTTTCTCTCGGAGACTTGCTCCCTGAAGACGCCTCTTACGACGATGCCATTCGTGAAACGGTGAAACTGGTGCGCAAAAGCAACTCCATGCTGAGCAAAGTCGTGGACTTTGACGACATGATTTATGGACCTCTGGT